GAAAGAAAAGTGTTTCCAAACGTAAGCACACACCTCTGGAAACTCGTCTTCCGAATAGTAGATAGTTACACTAGGTTTATGCTCAGTGTAGTAATCGTTGTACAACTGCCATATTTGTAGTTGCTCTATGGCACCTACATCATCAGCAAACACACTGCCCTCTGGTGCTTTTATGGGAAAAGAAAAAACTACGTTTTCTTTGTTGTAAGAGTCTGGCTCACAAGGTATACCAGCTTTTTCCATAAACTGGCTAAGAGGGTCTTTGACATCTCCTCTTACTCTACGAATATAATACTTAGAGAATCTGGGGTGGATACCAGATGCCGTATCACAAAGCTGAGATACTGTGCCAGAAGGTTTTACGCAAGTCACAGCAGCAGCTTGGTTTATGCCAAGCTTTTTGGCATACTTTTTGTTTACCTCTACTGACTCTTCTTTCATAGCCTCCAACCATTCAATAGCTTCGTCTTTCCTGACAGCAGACTTTCTATATCCATTCAATACTTTGTGGTCAGCACATCCTGTAAGGCTTACCCCAAGTAAAGCCTCTTCATCACAGTTCATCTTCCATCTTTTTGACAAGAATTTAAAGTCGGTAAGGGTAGCTTGTAGCGTACCCAAAAAAGTAGCTTGCTGTATTTTTACCTTCAAATCATCAAGAGTGTCCCCAGGTCTTATAATAACCTCTGTAAGGTTACAAAATTGAGCAGGACGCAACAGGATTTCTGAACATGGGTTACACCCCCACTCTTGGTTCTCGTCTCTCCTATGCCCCTTATATTTGGTCTGAGCAGCATAACGGCTAAAGATACCTCTTTCTCCGTTTTTGTCCTTACACATACTTACCATCTCTGCCATGTAAGAATCTACATCAGGTTTGCAGGTATACGCTATGGAGTTATTAGACAAACTTCTTTGGGGTGCTCCTCCTTCTTCTAAGGGGAGCCAGTATTGACCAGACTTTGCTCCTCTGAGTCTTTCATCAGACAAGTTGCTAAGAGATATCAGAGCACTTCTGCGAACTCCCCCAACCACTACGATATCAGCTATCTTACATACAATGTCATGTACCTCAAGAGTAGTAAGCTGTCTGCCTTGTGCTGTCTTAAATGTTTCTACAGTGTAGCGAAACAAATCTTGCAAAGGCTCTGGACCAGATGCTCTACCACCAAATGTTTTTAGTCTAGCCCCTGCAGGTCTTACCTTTGATAAGTCCCACTTAGGCACAAACCCAGCATACAAGAGTGATATTAGTTCTCGATAAGCGTTAGCCCACCCTAGCTTAGAGTCTGCTACTGTTATGGTAGTGTTAGAATCTAGCATATCCTCTGAGATAGAGGGGAGTTTATCTACATACTTCTTCTCTACAGAGAAGCCTACGCCTGTACCACACATTAAAATATATACAATCTCAGAAAAAACTCTTGGGTCATCTATTGGAACATAAGCACAGTTGTATCCTGCTACGTGATGGTCTGCTAAAGCTTTGCCTGCCGACATCATAATACGCATAGACGGCATAATTTTTTTATCCTCTACAGCGTTCATAGCATCTACTAAATCTTCTTTCATAGAACCAGGAATACGCTCTACCCAGAAGTCTTTGACTCTATCTACCGTTTCTTTCCAAGTTTCTCTCCTACCTAAATCGTCTCTATACCTTGAGTATCGAGACTGGTGTATATATTCTTGGTACATTTCCTGCATTTAGTCTAGCTCCTTATATAATTTTTTTAGTTTCTCATAGGTATTTTTAAATTGCAATTCTTCTACCTCTCTACCTAGTTTAACTGTCACCTGGTGTGCTCCTTCTATAATACAAGTCGCTTGAAAGATAACGTCTTTTTCTTTCGTACACCCTTTTCTTTTTGTAACTGGTGTGGTCTTTTTCTTAGGTTGTACCTTCTTTTGCATACAGATTACTCCTCTGGGTAAGGTTCTTCTTCATCTCTAAACTTGTGTCTTTTATCAATAAATTCTTCAAAAAAAGCATCTATCAGTTGTCTGCTAGATATTCCTAGCAACTCTACTATCATATCTGGGTCGTAGCGTTCTGCAACTCTTTCTGCTAATTCATCTGGAGTCAATGTCATTTTAGGTTTCCTTCAACAAATAATTCATACTTACCTCCATCAAATCATAGTCACCATTATGCACTTCATGTTTCATTAGAATCCCAGACCAACTCTGTGCGTTTTTCTGTGGACCTAAATATTCGTGGTTATCTTGATAGAATCTACCACATACTAGACCTCTTCTTCTCTCTCCTGTGCAAGTAAATATCTCCCCAGCTTGTTTGTGCTGTTGATGTCCCATAGTAAAACTATGCCCTAAATTTTTAAGTTTAGATTCGATAGTCCCTCCAATAGGATTAGGAAATAAACTAGTTGGATTAACAAAATAGTGAGAATAGCAGATACCATCTAACACAAAGATATCAAGAAAGTTATATGTCTTAACATCTAACTTTCGTAAAGGTTCAAGAATCTGTTCTTCTAAATTTACAAAACCACTCATTCTTCTGTGTTCTGCAGAAGAAGCTGCTCTGGATATCCTGTCTTCGTGATTACCTACAGCAAAGTGTATCTCTGGGCTGTATTTGAAACTACGCAAAGTTTTTAAGAACTTTGTCATAGTAGTAAGCCCAACTTCTAGGTCAGATTTTACGTCTTTGTCTTCCCACCCTTTATCACCTGCAGTATCATAAGAAGATAGACTAGGCATATCCCACCAGTCTCCGATAATTATAATCTTATCAGGTTTGTGCTTCTTGATGTATTTACCTGCAGCGATAATATGTCCTGTCTTAGAACCTGGAAATATCTGCGTATCGGGTACCATAACGTGCTTCATAGGTAACTCCTTAATATACCATTTTAAATGAGAGATTAATTAACTCATAATAAATAACAGATAAAATGGCTATACCTGCTAATAACTCTAATATAATAATCATTAGGGCAGCTTTGCTGTCTTTTTTAAATAGTCTTTTCATTATTTACACCACTCCAAAGGTACAGTTTTTCCTACAGCAGCGATGATATCGTGTTGTTCACACCACTGCATATATGTTGATTTATGGTTTTTTGTTATCCAGTTGTTATACATGAATAACATTCTAAAGTTGTCTCGGTTTATGGTGTCAGAAGATTCGAGTATTGCAATAATCTTGGTTCTGCCCTGAGAATCCCATTTCCCTTTGGTCTCGACCCAAAGTCCTGTGCTAGGAATGAAGAAATCAGGAGTATAACTAGCCAGCTTACTAACAGCGTTACTCCCACAACTCTCGCAGCACCCTTTTCTAATTGGCACTCGGTAAGCAACTCGTGTCGGTTCATATTCAAATTTTACCCCCTCAGATAATAAATGTTGTGCGATGGTATACTCGTAGTTCGAGCTATATGGTTTGATTGGTGTCCTTCTCGTTTTCTTGGAACGTGTGCGGACACTCGTCTGGGATTTTACGCCATATCCATAAGAGCTTGGCGTTGTTGTTGTAGATTTTTTTCCAACTTTCTTTGAACTCTTTTTGGTAGAAGTCTTGAACGACTTCCTCCGCTTTCGTATCTTCTGTGCCATCAGGTATATACCTCTTTGCTTTTTTCTCCCCTATGCCAGAAATTGCTACAATATTGTCTGCAGCATCTCCCTGTAGCATCTGTCTCCAGAAAAATATTCTGGCTTGGTCTGGTGTAACTTCCTCAAAGTTTTTAGTAACTAGGTTTAAATGTACTCCAGCTAACTGTTTTAGGTCTTTATCAACAGATACAATAATAGGTAGTTTGTCGTTTGTTATGGCTTCTGTTTGTGCGTGTCCGAAAAAATCATCTGCTTCACAACCCTCAGTTGCAAAGCCGTTATGGTTGTCTACTAGGTATTGTAAAATGTCCTGTAGATAAGTAGGTCTATGTTCTGCTTTTCTGTGTGCTTTATATTTAGCATCTATTTCTTTTCTAAAGTTTTGTTTCTTTTTGTTGCCAGATACAAAAGTAAAATAATGTATCGTGGTTTCTGGATATTTTTCTTTAATTGATTCTAAGCTTTGGCTTATTAATGACTTGGCGTTTTGTAGTGCGTTTTCTATAGGCTCTAAGTTTCTATCATGTCCTATATGTTCTTGTGGTATGTTTTGTAAAGCTTCCTTTTTAGTAGCGTAAGTCACCCTCCCAGGGGATGAAGGAGGGTGTCTTACATCGAAGTAGTATCTCTTTTCTGCTGCGAATCCTGCTCTATAGGCTATAACATCGCCATCAAAAAGAGCGACTACATCTTTCACTGGGCTGCTTTAAGAGCTACGACTCCTTCGTTAGGCTCTTTATCATCGTCTTCAGTATCTTGTAGTGAGCTATACTTTACGAAACTTTCTCTGACACCTTTAATAAGTTTCATAAGTTGTTCTTCATCGTACTTTTTGCCCTGTTGTATCATTAACTCGGCAAACTTCACAGCATTAGTAGTAGAGCTTTGCCTAATTATTGAAATGTCTTTAGTTGGTAGCGTAGCAGAGATGGGGGTAACAGAGGAGGAACCTGTTGTTGACTCTGCTGTCGCTACCTTTTTTATATTACCACTAATGTTATGGAATGTCCTACCGTCTTTATTCCTTGATTCATAAAAGAACTCGACTTTATCACCAACTTTTGCATCCTGCAGTTGGCTCATATTAAATGCACCAAACCATTTATCCTCAGTTTCTTGCATTTGGAATGAATTGCCTTTTGAACCTACACGACTAATCGTGCCACTTCCACTCTCTTTCATAATAAATCCTCTCTAAAAATTAAAGTCTAACAAAATCAAAATGAATAATCAAACACTTTTTACAGCTTCTAATGTAGTGCCTACAGCAAAGTCTACTGGAAACTCTACTGGGGACTGTACATTAAAAACCCTATGTAACACAAGGGGTACTTGAGTCATAATGGTGCGAATCTTCTCACACATAACCCCAGCCTCTCCATTATCAGGTATTTCTACCAGCACACTGTCATGAACAGTGTTGAGTAATTCTATATTATACTCTTTGCACCTAGTGTGCAACTCATTTAACATTAACATCATAATATCACTAGCAGCCCCTTGTATAGGGTAGTTTTTACATTTAGTCGGTGAGGGATAAAAGTTACCTGTATAAGAAGATATATCACCTAAAATGCAGTATTGAGTAATTGGAGCACCTACTGTGGTTCTCCAAATAGAGGGGATATAATACCTGGGGACTGCCTTGCCGTCTTTCAGGTCTCCACGGTGTTCTAAGGAATCTTGAGTTTGCTTTTCTACATTACTTTGCCAAACTTTAACTTGGCTATATCTTTCATAATATTCGTGGATAAAAGATTGTGTTAAGCTCTGGTTTACATCCCAGAACTTTGCTATACCCTTTGCCCCTGCTCCATATTGCAATTGAAAGCTAAAACCTTTAGCCATCTTTCTCTCGCCTTTATTTATGTTACTTGCAGGTTTATTAAATATCTTACTAGCAAAATAAGTGTGCATATCAACACCACTATTGATATCTTCAATCAACTGGCTATCCTTACTAGCCAAAGCTAAGACCCTGATTTCAAGTTGTGCATAATCAAACTCAGCTAAAACTTTACCTTCTCTAGCCTTTAAGTATCTTTGTATCTTACTCATTAGAAGCCTCCTTACCGCTTATGTTTTGCATATTAGGTTTGCTAGAGCTTAGTCTACCTGTTTGTGTTACACAATGATTATAAGATGGATGGATAGTGTCATGAACTGCAAAACTCACATACGGTTTAAAGTATGTGCTGTGGCTCTTTGCTAAGTTACGCAAACTTAATATATCTTTTGCCAACTGCGATGCTTTTGTGCTTTCATCTTCATACTTAATGATATGTTGAAGAACATCGGCACCGCTTTTCTTTTCCCACTTTTTATCAGAAAAAATATTTCTAGTTTTTTCACTTACCAAACCTAAAACCTCTACTTTTTTATTAGCCATTTTTGTTTTAATTTTACCTTTATTTTCTCCTGTCTTAAAACGCATGGGTACACCATTTTCATCTGTAATTTTTTCTCTGGTGGCTACGGTAAACTCACCACCCCACAACAGATTTTCTACCTGTAAAGATGAATTAGGATTAAAAAGTATTGGTTCTGGTAGCTCTTTCTCCCATCTCTCAGCTACTACATTTTCCATACTATCAAGTAATTGAGAATCTTTTGTCATCATCTCTTTGGCTGCAGCTGTATCAAAACTTAACCCTAATCGAGTGATATCAGAAGTAACGCCTATAGCGTTCATCATCTCCATTGTGTACGTTTTAAAGTCATGTCCTTGCAAATCCATGTACTGTTTTTGTTTATGAAACACTTTAGTTGTAATGTCTACATCAGATTTTAGATAGCTAGATAACAGTGCTTCATCTATTTCATCTGCCCCTATGCCAGCTTTAAATCTTTCCTTAATCTCAGTGTCTTTACGGAAAGGTAACCTCCAATGCTTTGCAACTCTTTCAAGGCTAGGGTTTGCATCAAACCTACCTGTTTGAATATGGTGAAATTTCATTGTGTCCCAAATATTGTTATGTCCAAACTCAAACCCATGTTTGCATAAATACAACAAATCAAAAGCGATGTTATGTCCTACTAACATCGTTTCATCTTCATTTACCCTCTTACAAAAGTTATCAATATCTTTTTTGTTTTTTAAAATAATAACTTCTTGGTCGTTTTCATTAAATCCCAGCATAACTACCTTATTACTAGGATAAGTAGGGCTTGCTCCAAAGTGGGGTGTTGGAGCTTTGATTGTAGTTTCTAAATCAAGCACTATATAATTGTCTGTATCATACCAGTTAATTTTCATACCTCACCTCGCATTGAAATAAATTGAGCCTTTGCTTTGTCTATCCGCACACTAGCTCCCACGTTACGCCATTCGTTGTCGGCATAAGCTAGTTTATTTTTTGGAGTATGCAAAAACCTTATGTCTGGTCCATCTTGTTCTGTTCGCCCTATCGTAAGTATAGCATCTGCTTCACCTTGCACTGCTGTCTTACTATTATACAATGCTCCCATAGAAGGATACTTTGTATTCTCAGCGGATTGGTCTAATTGACTAGTCCCAATAATTGGACCATATTTTTTAGCCAAATCTCGAACATACTGAGCGAGTTTTGCATATCTATCAATACTATTATAGCTTGTACTCTCAAAACCACCTAGTTTCCATATCTGGTCAATGATAATTATCTTTGGATTACACATCTCAATAGCTTCTTCCACATGATGGACGGTCATAATAGACCTATTTAACATCTTAATTTTATCTTGACCAAACTTTTCGTTAAAAGTTGCAATAGATTTTTTAACATCAAGCATAATTTCCTCTCGTGTCCAGGCTAAAGCTGCTTGCATTTGTCTTAGTCTTATTCTAGGTCCCTCTTCTTCATTGTTACACCAGAGCACGCATTCATCATCTTCTAACTGCGTACACCAATGAACTGCTGCCTGAGACAGTAAAGTCGTTTTTCCACCATCAGGTCTCGCTCCAAGTATTATAAAATCACCTTTTGAAATTGGACCAAGCATTAACTCTAATTCAGTCATCGACCAACTATATTTTATTGTGTCTCTTAACCTTTCAAGGTCATGTAACATTTGATTTTCGTTAAGGTTTAGACTGTCTAAATCATATTCAGTAGTCTTTACCTCCAAATTATATTGACGCAGTAAGTCTCCTATTTCGCTCATCTCTGCAGTTCCGTTTGATACTGAGAACGCTTTATCAGCTATCTTGTCAGCGTAATGGCGAGTGCTTAAATTTTTTATAACAAAGTTTTCAACTTCGTTTCCGCTTTCAACTAGTTCATTGACGTAAGCAACAAAACTCTTAACTTTACTGTCGCTCAAGTTAGGGTGGTTCATCAGGACAAAACCTTTAAATTCATCCCAGTCAACATCCTGCTTTTCGGTTTCGTTGAAGTATGTTTTTAAATTTTCATATATAAATTTAGGTATATCAGATAAATATTCATCTCTTATAAGAGATGAATATCTTTTATAATTAGATATATTAGATATATATTTAATAAGATGATTTTCCATGTATTACCTCTCTCATTTCATGGTCATGTAAAAAATGCTTTGGTTCTTTTTCAATAAGAACTATACCACAGTTGACAAACTGCTCAAGTTTTTTGTAAATCTGTTTTGCATTTTGTTTGACTT